CAAGGTCGTACATAACGTAATCACCCTGCTGGGTCTCAGGGTATTCCGGCAACAAGTCAGCGGTGATCGCATCCGCAAGGGTACGCAAGAGCGGCACCATTCCGTCTTCCCATGCGGCCTGTTGCGCCCTCTCATAATTACTGTAGGTAGACCGCTCTAAGCCTGAACCAAGGCCCAATACCATCGGGTTGATACCAAGGGCTGAACAGATACGCTCCTCCGGTACGCGTCTCACAGAATCCAGAGCAAGCTCGGAAGGCGTAAGGCTAACCCTATCCATCTTGTACGCACCGGTCATAACCACGATACCGCCGCTACCGTCCCCGGTAAGGTCTTCATGCAGTTGGCGCTTGACCTGCCGGGCATCATCCATCGACATATCAACGCTGGTCTCTTTGGCATCAGGACCGACAATCAATGAAGGCATAGCACCGTTAGCCAAGAGTCCGTATGCGGTAGTGGATGCTGTGTTATCGGTTGCAATCTCCCGCAAGACAGCGGTTAGCGGCGCTCGACCAATGCGTATGTCGCTAGGGTCTCTGCCGTACCGGATGTGGATGATGTCGGATACCGGGATGTCAAAGGAGCGGCCGTCCGTGGTGTAGATGTAGTGCGTCAAAGGGTTTACGCCGTTGCCTACCGGTCTAACCATGTCCTGCGGTAGAAACTGCAAAGCGGTCACCGTGCCACGGGTGGAAGAGCGAATCTTTCTCAGGTAGGTGTTGCCAAACAACTTGTAGTCTTGGATGCACCAGCCCCAGAATAAAGACCCCATTATCATCGGATCAGGTTGCGCCATGAGCTGCAATACCGGGTGGTCTTCTACCGGCTCGGCTTGCTGGCTATCTACCGGTCGGTAGTACCTTGGCGTGGCCTGTGGGTAGTTCCTGACGTACCAGTCAATGGCTGATGCCACAACGCCGTTTAGCCCAAGGTCACCGGCAACTCTAGCCCAGTCCTTAGTGCTTCCAGGGAGCGCCCGGCGTAGCAATGTCTGCAGCTGACCAGAGCCGTAACCGGTTAGGTAGATGTCCCTAGACTGGCTAAGCGGCAATGGCAATGCTTGTGTAGGATTAGCGGCGGCCTTACGCCCGAGGAAGCGGTCAAAGATACCCATGGCTTCAGTATCCCACAAAAAGAAAAAGCCCCCTTGCGGGGGCTGTCTGTTTTTAGTTTGCGAACTCCAGTTGTGTTTCAATCCATATCTTCTGTCCACAATCGGATATCTCATCCCAGATTTGATCAAAAGTCCAGTCTTCAAAGATTCTTTCAAAAATCACTTGGGTTCCACTGGTTATCTGCACTTTGCAATCTTTACCGATTTCTACAACTTTGACTTTCATATCTCTATCTCCCTGCTTGATGTAGATAATATACACCGCTCGTGTATATCTTGCAAGGGTATAGAGGTATATTTTTTAGACGGCACCCCAACTTCGCTTTGATCCGCACACCTGCCAAGCATACGCCAGAGCGTCCACCACGTCATCATGCCGACCAACCGGGAAGGATAGTAGCTCATCTTCAAAGTATGCGGGTAGGCCTTGGCAATGCATAACCTGTGATTGCTCGTAGCGTGCCTCCAGAGGCGCAAAGCGGGTCACTTTGTCACGGTCTGGGCGGATGCCCCTAATAGGTAACTTCGTGCGCCTTAGCAGCTCCTGCACAACAGCCGCCTGATACTGCACCTGCTCGATACCGATCATAGATGGATTCCACTTAGCCGCCATTGCTTCGATGAAGCGCAGGACGCTGGCAAAGTCCGCGCGGGTACGGTTGATGTCTCTAACGTAGATCGTCCCATCATCACCACGGGATACAACAGCAACCCCGGTGTAGTCTGCTTCGCTCTTGGTGCTGATGGCAAGGTCAACCCCGATATAGGTAGGTAGGCCTTCAGGACAATCACCGTATCGCAACCACTCCCGCTTGATACGCGCTCCCGCCGCATCCACGAACTCCGCTAGATACTCCTGCCGGAAAGCAATCGATGGCAAAGACTCACCAGCCTTGCCTACCTCCTCAGAATCTATCCAGGGGTTAGCCGTTGTAGGCATCTGCCAAGACATCCAGTCGGTATCCGTAGCGGCTTGGTTGTAAAGGGTGCGGAAGTAGTTGCTACCTTTAGGCGTAGACAGAAAGAAAGCATCTCCCCGGTAATCGGTTAGCGTTGGGCGTATGGCTTCCGTCCAGGCTTGTTCCAAGTGTCTAGCCATTGCGGCTTCGTCAATGATTACCCGCTTGTACTTACGACCACGAGCAACCGTTGACGGGTCATCCAAAGTCCAATAGTCAATAGCCGCCCCGGTTATAAGCTCGATGCGCGGGGCTGGGCTTTGTACAGCTCGCCGGATAACGGGAGCATAGATGCGCTTATGATCGGCGTATGCCTCTTCTAGCAAGCGGTAGGTAGGCGCGAACCAGGCACAAGGTAGACCGTCAATCAGCACCGGGTCAGATAAAAGGTTACCGCCCAGCGTGGTTTTTCCAAAGCGTCTCCCGCAAGCAAGGACGTTGTACCGCTTGGCTTCCCGCAGGATGACCTGCTGGGCTTCATGCGGCCTTGGTAAGACTAGTCGAATATCAGGCAATCGGTTTGTCCGAATACTCCACGATCACCTTGACTGGGCTACCATCTGCGCCGGTCTGTTCTACCCTTGATGACCAGTCGGCCTTGTGCTTACGCTCAAGCCACCACGCTGCCGCCTGCCAAGTTGTATCAGCTGCTTTTTGAATGATAGCCACGTTACGTACCTCGGCATCTGCTTCTGCCTTTTTTATAGCGTCCGCAAATTCCGACTTGTCTCGCAACCAGTTTGCAAATGTATCTTCAGAGATTGCCGCATAAGAGCATGAAGCACGGCGTGTGTTTCCTGCCCTCAACGCTTGCGTGATACGGGTCACTGTTTCATCGTTGTACTTTGATGGTTTACCGGGCATTGCTATAACCTCCTATTTCTAACTCGTGTTCACGCTTTGCGACAACCGTAAACTCACCAAGGTAAGCGCCGAGCAGCTCTACGTCTGGACGTATGAGCGGCGCTCGCTCCATGCTTGGTTCCCACGATCCTATTGACAGGTCTTGCCGTAGCCGTACCATCTTGCCGTTTCGTAGGTCATTGACTACGGACTTCAAGAGCGTTATGCCAAGCGGGAATAGCTCACGCCTCCACAGTTCCTCCGGTGTATCGCCAGTCTTTACAAAGACGTGTTCTTGTGCAGCTAGTGGCCCACCGTCGGTTGTTTCCGATAGCCAATAAACAGACCCGCCTGTTACCTTATCGCCCATGGCTATCGTCCACTTGACTGCATCCCTACCACGGTGGTGCGGAAGTAGTGAAGGGTGGTAACCAATAGCACCAAGCCGTGACCTTAGCCGTGTCTTTTTACCAATGAAGTCGTGAGAGTGAGCGGCAACAATCAGGTCTGTGTTTGCCGGTAGTGTGAAGTGTGTTAGCGTTCCGCTTGGCATCCATGGCACACCATCATTGATAGCGCAGTTCCGCAGTCTATCGTTGCGCCCGGTACGGTCGGAAACGTAAGGGCTAGATATGCCGATAATGCGAAAGCCTTCGGCCTTTAGCATATTGTATGTGGCGGCTCCAAAAGCTTTCTGACCACACAGGAATATATTCACGCTTTATCTCCGACGTACCTGAAACCTTGAACGGATCGGAAATGTCCACCGTACCCCGTACCAATGCCGCCGCTTTTCTTTATTGTTTTTGCGGAGTTTGCTTTGTTTACACCAAAAAGACTTGCACTAACACGCACCCACTTTTTATCTCGTTGGAGTGCTGAAACTAACCCCGGATGGCTTGTGTGAAACATAACGGATTTGACACGAGAACCAAAGCGCCCGTTGCCTTCGGCTTCGTGGTTACAGATCCAGTTTAGAAACTTCAATCCGACACCTGCACCTTGCCATTCGGGCATAACAACTAAACGTGATGCTCTTGAACAATCATTTTGTAATTGCGGAGCAGTTGCAATGTGGCAAACCTTCACGCCGTCAACCACACCAACGTAGTAAGTAGCACAGACCATCTTAGGCATCTTTAGATAGTGATGCGGCTCAAACGCTCCCCAGTAACTGGAGTCTGTTTTCCAAATTTGTAGTTCAAACTTTGGTCTGCGCCAAAGGCACCTCCCGGCGTATTCGCCTGTCGATGTGTCGAATACCCAATCAGGCTCGACCCAGTCAACAATATCGTAGTGGCAAGATAGCAGGACGCATTGCCCGCCGTTGCGCTTCCAACTTTTAGAGAATGCCGTTGCTCCAAACTTTGCAATCTGCCTATCTACAACAGATGTAAACTCATCGATTACAACCTGCTTGGGTTTCTCGGCTATTATCTTCGCAAGGTCTGCCCTGAACTTTTGACCGTTGCTAAGTACCTTGTATGGCCGCAACCATGTTGGTACGTCACCAAGCCCTACAGCCGCCAGTGAAGCGGTTACTTCGTTGAAGTCCCCGTCTGGTGCGATGTCATCCACAATAGGTTTGTCATCACTCCAGCCGGTAGGCTCATAAAAGTTGCCGTCCGGGAATATCTTTTTCCCCATCGACGTTTTACCGGATCCGGAAGGGCCGACAATAAGGCCAATCTTCCAGTCCATATCGTCAATAGGTAAGTCAGCAACCAAGTCAAAGTTACAACCCTTTTCGGCGTTGAATAAACTCTTGACTCGTGCTGCCCTATAGGTGTTGTAATCAGAACACCTGTTATGCACTTCAAGTTTCAAACAACCACCACCTTTACCGTGTATCCATCGGCAAGTAGCTTGTTGTAAACAACCTCCTGCTCCTGTTCACTTTCGCAAGTAACAATCACACCGTACTGGTTACTAAACTCTTTATCTTCAAACTCAGGCGCATCATCAACGGCACCTGATAACTCATCAATCAAAGCATCAAGGTCAGCTGCGCCATACCCTGTACCT